TTCTGTTTTACCTGTGGCAGAGGAGGCAACGCCGCAAATATAGTTTGCCTCATAGAGAATCTGGAGTTTAATGATGGCCTCAAACGTGCAATCGAAATTGCAACTAGAAGCGGCGCAGAGATACGCACAGGAAATAACTCCAGAAACTCTCGTCGCGCTAAACGAACGTGGGATATCTGAACTTGTAGCAGCCAAGTTCCAGCTAGGTACAGTCGTTGATCCTATCAATGGTCACGAGATGCAGTCCGGTTGGCTATCCATTCCCTACATCACAGCACTTGGTGGCTGTGTAGGCTTTAAGTTTCGCAGGCTAGATGATGGCAAGCCTAAGTATGGCAGCCCTACTGGGCAAAAGTCTCACCTGTATAACGTAGTTGATGTAACCCTTGCCAGTCCATATATTGTGGTCTGCGAAGGTGAGTTAGATACAGTCATTACTAGCGGTGTACTTGGTATCCCTGCAGTGGGTGTACCTGGAGTGCAGGCTTGGAAGCCACACTTTAGTAAGTTACTTAACGGGTACGAGAGTGTATTTATTGTAGGAGATAACGATGCGAAGGAAGATGGGTCTAACCCAGGAGCAGACTTTAGTAAGCGTGTTCAGCAAGAGGTATTAAACGGAGTTATAGTAACATTGCCACCTAATATGGACATAAACGACTACTACCTAGCCTATGGTGCAGATGCAACACGAGCTTTGCTAGTAGGAGAGCAGAATGGATAAGAGCGAATGGCAACAGATGATACAGATTTTGCATACTATGGGCTTTCACATCTTGGAGATGAATATAGAAGAAGAAACGATAACCATAAGCCCAATGAAAACCCGCTAAGTGACCACCCTGCAGTCGTCGGTTACCGAGCAGTCGGTGTATCAACAGAAGATCTCACATCATTCATCGAATCATTTGCATCGCTTCGTGCTGGTCGTGTCAAGAACGTAGGCCATAGTCAGTACTCACTGGCCCAAGGGCAGAAGTTCGAGTCCTTTACTCCAGCAGATACCATCAGAGAACTTATCGAAGAACTGGCAGATGCCAGCAACTACATAGACTTCCTTGCTATTAAACTACTAAACCTACAGCACACTATGGATTTGGTGCTACCTGACTGTGACTGAACTACACCCATCCGTCTATGACATAGCGCCGTCTGTTGCACAGACCATCTACAATAGGTACAAAGCCTTTGTAGACCTTGATGATGTCAAGCAAGAGTGCATCAAGTGGGCGCTATCTCGTGCTGCATATCTGAATGAGCAGTTATCAGAGCCGGAGATCAAACAGCGCCAGCATAACGAGCAGCGTGTTGGTTGGCAGATGTTTCGAGCTGCTGAAAGGTATGCTCGCAAGGAGAAGTCAATCAGGTCTGGCTATCATATCTCTGATGAGTCTTACTATGAGACTGCTAACTTAGCACAGCTACTGCCCTATGTGATTGCATCGGTGATAGATGGCACTGTCCTTGAGCAGGCACAAGAGATGATCCGTGATGGCAGACCCAAGGGTTCTTCCTCTCCGGCAGAAGGTGGCAACCTACTTGCTATCCTGATTGATATTAAGAAGGCTTACCTTGGCCTTGAACCAGAGCTACAGAACATACTGGTCTGGCGATATCACCAGGCTATGACCCTTTCACAAGTAGCACAATTACTAGAATGTGCTACATCTACAGCAGACCGCAGGATTACCTTTGCGCTACGCGGCCTGCAGGATAGGCTAGGCGGTCAGAGTCCTTGGCGATGAACGAGCTGGTGCTCTTTGACTTCCTTAAGTTTAATCTCTATCCAGATTTAGAGCGAGCACCTGGTATCTATGATGCCTTCGACTGCCACTCACAGAAGGCCGGTCACTTCATTGAACTGAAGTGTCGCCAAACCCATTATTCTACGCTACTTATAGAGCAGATGAAGTACCGCAAACTGATAGAGCAGGCATACCATCGTGATATGTTGCCCTTCTATATCAACAGCACACCGCTTGGCATCTACTCCTTTGATCTTACAGAGATAGAAGAACCAGAGTGGTTTGTCCACCCGATGCCAGCAACCACAGAGTTTGAACGTAACGATAAAGTTGATAAGATAGTAGGATACTTAAGCATCGAGGAAGCGGTGAAGCTATGACACACGATATTGTTTGGGGTACTATGACTGTAATAGCTGTTATTAATTTTATTTATTGCACGATTGAGTTATTCAGATGACCTATGATTATGAGTGTCCAGGGTGCGGTGATGTACGCACCATCTCACGTGGTATCAATGATCCCGAAGAGACATACATCTGCAGTCAATGTGACTGTACCTTCCAGCGTAAGTGGTCTGCTCCCACTGTAGTCTTTAACGCACCTGGCTTCTATAGTACGGACAACAAATGACCGAGTATCCTAATTGGTTTGAGTATGTGCAGCCTAACTTCGAGGAGTTTCTTGCTCCGCTAGCAGGTGAGATTCGCTTACGCTTCTTGCAGCTTGGTGTATACACAGGAGATGCAACCATCTGGATGTGTGAGAATATACTTACCTCTCAGTCCTCTCTATTAGATGACGTAGATACGTGGCAAGGTAGTGATGAACCAGCGCACGAGGTTATGGACTTTGAGGATGTGTATAAGACTTACCTTGATAAGACAGCTGACTATCAAGATGGCATCATAGTCCACCGCAAATACACCACCGCTTACCTTATGGATTATCGTACGCGTGAGAAAGAATATGATTTTATTTACATAGATGCAGACCACACTACAGTTGGTGTGATACTAGATGCTGAACTTAGCTGGCCACTACTTAAGTCCGGTGGCATTATGGCCTTTGATGATTACCTATGGGGCCACGAGTCCGGTGATCCTCGCCTTGCACCGATGGTTGGTATTGACCTGTTCTTGCATCGTCATCTTGGTGACTATGAATTACTTACTAAGAATAACCAAGTCTGGATTAGAAAGCACTAACCCCCAGTCGGAAAGAGGTAACGACTGAGGGCTAGTTGTGCTTCGAAAGGAGAGCGACTGAACTATATCATAGGTATCAGTTGCTTACCTATCTCGTATGTATAACGTGGTGGAATAGCTTCGACCAAGTCACCCCACAGCATCCAATCAATTCCCATAGCCTCTCTCGCTTGTTCGATTGACTTGGCAGTATGACCGCCACCAGGAATCTCATCACGCATAGAACCATATATACCTACTGGTTTACCTTGTGTTTTATGATCACAGACTGAACCAATTAGTTTTAAGTTGGACTCAAAGAGTCTATGCCTGCGTACCTTTAACCCAAAAGATGACCCACAAAATTGTACTGGGTTAATCAATGGCGCACCTGGTACGTTCTCTATTACGTATGGTTTGCCACTGGCTATAAGCCCCCCCCCTAGTCTGAGGTATAAGGTCCACTTTATCGGTGGACTTACCTTGGGCTACTCGTAAATGCTTAGTTGCTGAATGAGTTTGACAAGGTGGACTAGCTGTAATCACATCAAAAGATTGGAGAAAATCTAAATCTTGCATTATCTCCAAACAATCTGCTTGTATAAAGGTATATGGATATCGCTTTTGCTTTTTAATATCAACGCCCGTAACCTCAAAACCTGCATCAGCATAGCCTTTGCTTGCTCCACCTGCCTTGCAATATAGATCAAGGAGTTTCATCAGTACCAGTGGTGTCTTGTGTGCCAGCTGAGAGCGCGGCACGCGCTCCCTCTATAGCGGTGTTCAAGGTATCGTAGACCGTGAAGGACTTGTAGTTCAGGTCGTGAACTACGCTCTCTAAGGAGTTGAGCAATTCCATAAGCCGAACTTCCTCGTTGATTTTTGGCAAGGTGGTCAAACCTGCTTTCACGGGTCCATAAGGTGACAAGGCACGCAACTTCCCTTCTCGTATATCCGAGAGCACGACTATATTCTCTTGCGATTCTTCTATTTTCATTTTTTTCTTCCATTGTTGCGTGCTTTCTTGCGCTTAACACTGGCTTTTCTACGGGGTTTACTTCCTGTTTTACGTGCCAAGGTCTTACGAGCACGAGGAGTACTAGTACGACCAGTAATATCAACCCACTTCTTGCCCTCTTTCTCATCATAAGCCTTCTCCTGTTCCAAGTATTCCTTGTATTCATCGGGGTAGGCTTGTGCCAACCTAGCCAGGGCGCGATCTCTCGCTCTCCTGTAGTTACGTTGGCGCACTGCCATATTCATAGCGGTAGCCATTCTTCTCTCACTCATTCTCTTCCTCTCTTAATCATAAGGTAGCCTACCAGTAGGATAGACAGCATCAATAGCCAGTACTTCATCGGCTAGCTTCTCTTACTATTGCGGTTATATCTAGGGGTTGCCCTACTAGATGAGCGTCCTCTTCGTCGCTCTCCCACCCCGATACAAGGATACGGGTGGCGGTTGGTGAGCTGGCTACCCAGGCGAGTGCATCTGCCTCGCTATTGCCACCCCACTCTGCCTTGCCGTCCTCTCCCACTACCTCATAGAGCAGTACTAGATCAGACTTACGGGGGTGAAAGGCTATTACATTACTCATCATCCTCCTCCTCTCCTGGAAATAGTTTATCCCAACAGGCAGCGTGTGTACCGGATATAAGAATCTCTCTATCTCCGGCGTTCATATCAGGGAAGGCGTTTTGGATATACTCTCCCTCTTGCCACCTTGTGACAGCTTCTCGATCTAAACTCCACACTTCATACTTATCACATACGCAGCAGGGTTTAGTTTTTACGGCGATAAAGTCTTCCATTACGCCACCTCTTCCACTACTACATCATCATAACCTTTAACCTTACGCCAAAATTCAGCTATCCTTTCAGCGTCTATCCTGTGCGTATAGTGTTGCCAATTTATCTCACTACCGCCTACCCATACAGTCCATTTACTCATCTTCTGCTTCTTTCTTTAGTAGATAAGGATTAGTGCGGTCTGCTCTCTCTTGCAGACTCTCTCCCTCTTCTATCTTAAAGATACGCATTAGGGCAGAATTAGCCCTATTGATAGTCACTAGCATCTCTTCCTGCTCTCTCTTCATTAGCTCTTGCATTGTCTCCCTCTCGCTCATCGTAAGCACCCACATTCTTTGACGGGTACTAGGTGGTCTCCACACATAATCATATTCTCTCCTTCTTTCGCTAGGTCTAAACATAATTCGCAAGTATTTTGCCCGTTAATAATTTCTAACACTTCATAACCTAAATCTCCACACCAAGCGCAGGTATAAGTCATTTACTCTCTCCCTTTTCTATACAAGCGGGGCAGATATTGCCCTCTCCCTCTTGATCATCGAAATACTCCTCGCATTCCGCACACTTCACTTCATTAAGCACGTGGTTACTCCAGGAATCACCGTCATAGTGGCTCATAACGTGTGCTCTTCTCCGTCTAGTATTAAAGTAACTAGGCAAGAGTGAGCATAATTAAGCGGATCTATACCTAGTTCGCCAAAAATAGCTGCGTTAGCCTGCTCTTCTGCTCTCTCCCTCGCCGTCTCACTCATATTACCGGTATTTTCATCTAACTCTACCGATATTTTAGTAGTGAGCACCCAATAGTTACCTATAAATTCCACGTTATAGTCATATTCCATTAGTTTACCCTCTCCATTAGCCACTCATCGGCCAGGTGCAAGGTAATAGCCTTGCCAGCCTCTCCCATAGCTGCCATTAAAGTACCGGCAACGCCAGCTCCTTCAATTATGCAGTTACCATTAGTGTCCATTAAGTCCACTATCCAAGCTCTCTGACTTTCGCTTTCCATATCCTCATATTCTCGGATACTAATACGATAATTAGTTTCACTTAATTCTTGCATTACTCTCCCTCTCTCTCCCATAGCGTTACCCAATAAGGCTTACCCTCACTGGTTAGCTCCTGCGCTTCCAACTTAACTAACGGGTTATTGTAATTAAGCAGACTCCACCAACGCATAGACTTCCACGTGTAGCGGATCCCTAGCCAAGCTCCTTCCTGGCGATAGGCGTAGCCGGACTTAGCCGGTAACCCTTGAAAGGTTACGCGTATCTTCTGCCCTATGCGTACATTCTCTCCCGCTAGCTCCCACGCCATAGCCTGCGTGTAAGTGTTGCCACCTAGTAATTCACTAGTGTTCATTACTCTCTCCTTCTCTCATATTCTGCCCTAGTTATTAGGTGCAGACTACCACACTCTCCCCCATACGCAGGAGAGTATGATAGTACGCAACTAATTAAATTAGATTACCCGCATAGGCATAAGTAGCGCGGTCCAGGTAATCTTATTGTGAGGAATGGCTACCTTAATCGGCTTCCGATCTCCCATAAATTCAACTACTAATTGTCCACCTTTATGCGAGCAGGGTACTTTCCCAAAGTCTGCCATATAAGTAGCATTAAAGGAGATACCGGCTACCGGTACACTCTCTCCCGCTAGTAGGTGCTCATAAGGTGGGAAAGTATCTCCACCTAAATACACGCTTAGGCTAGTGCCACCGATAGCCACGCTTAGGCTATCTCCTACGCGTGTAAGGGTGATATCTCGCGCTACCTTATTAGCCTTTATGGTGGCGAGGATATTCTTTACGTCATTAGCGCGGATCTGACACTCTCCTAATACACTCTCTCCCGCTAGCTCACTCTCTCCCACGATTAGGCGATATCTATCGCTAGCCTTAGCGACTACCTTTCCGCCACTAGCCGATAGATACACGCTACCTAAGCGCGATATAGCTTCCTTACCCTTATCCATAGCCACACTTGCGCCAGATAGTAAGTCTGCTAGATCCTGCGCCACTATTGTGAGCGTGTCTAGTTTAGTCTCCTGCATTACTTTATCCATTACTTTATCCTCTCTCTTTCCGGCCTAGTTACCGGCCACCGGCTAGGGATATAATGCCCTAGCCGATAGTCTCGCAACTAGATTAAAAGTAGTCTGCTAACGTGTCCAATACTTGCGCGTAAGTAAAGTCTCCCGCGCCATATGAGCGTACTACCCGCAGAAGATCGCTATCTTCCTTTATTGTCTCCACTAGTAGCGCGGGATCTATCTCCATATCACCGGATAGGCATAGAATTAAGTTAGTCGCGCTCATAGGCTTATATTGTGTAGTCACCTTTTATTCTCCTTTAACGTGGTAGTAGATATCTATTGCGCCTAATATCATTAAAAATAGGGCTAAGACTTTCAAGGCTATCAGTGCAAGGCCTACGATTAGGCCACCGGTTAGGGTAATCATTAAGCCACACTCTCCAATTCTTCCGCGATATCGGTAAGTACTTGAAAGAATACGTCGGTGTAGTAAAGGTATAAATCTAAGCTCATTAAGCCGATTATCGTAGTCTCTCCCATATGGCCCAATTCTGCGCTACCCCTATCGTCATATTCTCCTGGCATATCCTGCCATTCTTCAATAATGCGATTATTGTAAACAGGAAGATATCCGTCTATCCATTCCCCGCTATTGTCGCGGATACTTTCCATATCTTCACCGTTAGTTATTGTCTGCTTAAGATCCTCATAAATATACTTATATGCATTCATTCTTTAACCCTTTCAATATGTAGTGAGCTTTTCACTAGTACTAATCTAGGGGTATCTACCCCATATCGCAACACTTATTTACTCAAAATTATGATAACGATTAGATAACGTTTTAAGGCTATCCGGTGGCGGTTAGGCCTATCGGATCGCGCTAACCGGTGAGCTATCTCCTGGCGATTAGGTGGCAAGGCTAGGCGATTAGGTGGCCGATATCTGCAAGGGTTAGCGGTTATGTCTGCCGGTTAGGGGTTAGCGATTTACCTTGCCGGATTAGTAGCAAGCCCCCGCCTTTTTTCCAGAAAGTTATCCACAGCCCACCGCACAGCCTGTGGATAGCTGGCAACGCAGTCGGGCGTGTCGCAAAAACAGGACACCCCCCGTTGCTGAATTCTGCGCGGGCGGTCCCTGTACTCCCCAACAAAAAATATTTGCTAAAGTGAAGCTGATCTGGCGCCTGACCTGCGGTTATATCTACTGTGACTAACATCACACGGCGTAAACGGGAAATGACCTAAATTTCCTGCCTTATACATAGTAAGGGGCTTTAATAGGAAAGACCCTGAGCAGTGACTAACAGTGGCCTCTGGCGAGGCCCTATGCCGAGCCCTAACTTACCCCTCAGTTCGCTTTAGGCTCCCTCGGGAGCACAGCTACACCCTGCATCACTTAGTGATGATTTTAGTAGGGAGAGGACTATCTATACTCCCTTAGTATAAATCACATTCTCCTTGGTATAAATGAAAAGGCATTCCGGCCAAAATATTTTTAGGAGATTACGTGGCTGATAATTCAGCAGATATTGCTAAACGTATTATCCTTGGCTGTGTAGCAGAAGGTATGACTATTGACGCCGCTTGTGGCAGCGCCGGTAAGTCCATCAAGACCTACGAGTACTACCGCCGCACAGATAAGATATTTGCAGATAAGGTAGATAGAACCCGCCTTGGTCTAAAAGATAAGAACTTTCAAGATGGCGACGTCCACGATATATCCTTTGCAGACTTCCGCCAGAAGTTCCTACACTCTCGCACCTTCCCACACCAGCAAAACTTGGTAGATGTTATTGAAGGTAGAGATCCTGGGTGGCTACACCCCAGTATGAAATTTGAGCCAGGACTTGCTTCCAACCGCGTCCTGATAAATATTCCGCCAAACCACGCCAAGTCAATTACGATTACCGTTGACTACGTCACCTGGCAGGTAGCACGCAACCCTAATTTTCGAGTACTGATAGTCTCACAGACACAGCAGCTCGCCGCAGACTTCTTATACGCTATTAAGCAGCGTCTGACCCACCCGATGTACCAAGAGCTGCAGACGGCCTATGCTGCCGGTGTCGGCTTTAATTCTAAGAGTGCATCCTGGCAGGCCACCCGCGTTACCTTTGGTGACGAACTGCGTGAGTCTAGCGAAAAAGATCCGAACATCGAAGCCGTCGGTATCGGCGGTCAGATTTACGGCAAGCGTGCCGATATGATTATTGTAGATGACGCGGTTACCTTAAAGAACGCTAATGAGTTTGAGAAGCAGATACGCTGGCTGACCCAGGACGTCCGATCTCGTTTGAACCCTACCGGCAAGTTGGTAGTAATTGGTACTCGTGTAGCATCAGTAGATTTATACAAAGAGCTTCGCTCAGAAGATAGGTACCCAGGCGGCCTTGTTCCTTGGAAGTATCTAGCTATGCCAGCCCTGCTTGAGGTGGACGAAGACCCCGACAAGTGGGTTACCTTATGGCCCGCATCTGACGCACCCTTTGATGGACAAGAAGAATCCGATAAGAACGATGACGGCCTATACCCTCGCTGGTCTGGTCGTAACCTTTACAATGAACGCCAAGCTATGGATGCAAGCACCTGGGCTTTGGTCTATCAGCAGCAAGATGTTTCTGAGAACGCTGCCTTTGACCCAGTATGTGTAAAAGGCTCTATTGATGGAATGCGTAAGGCTGGCAACTTAACCGCAGGCCACCCAGGACATCCTAAAGACTTAAACGGCTTTACCTACATCTGCGGCCTAGACCCTGCAATGATTGGCGATACCGCCGCTATCTGTTACGCCATTGATAGATCAACGAGCAAGAGGTACATAGTAGATGCTATTAAGATTAGCCGTCCGTCTCCAGCCGATATCCGTAATCTTATTTTTGATTGGACAGCGCTCTACTCACCTTCAGAGTGGATTATTGAAAAGAACGCCTTCCAGTCTTTCTTAACGCAGGACGAAGGCATCCGTATGCACCTAGCATCACGAGGTGTTGCATTCAAGGAACACCATACCGGCTCTAATAAATGGGATGCCGGTTTCGGTGTGGCATCTATGGCTACCCT